TCCTATTGAAGCCGAGGTGAGGGCGGCCAATCTTGCAGGAAAAAACCACCGCCACCCCGGCCGTTTCGATCAGACAATATCCATGACGACAGCGCCGTTAAGGCGCCGCGCACAGAGTTGTCCGGTCGAAGTGATCGAGCGGTAGATGACGTACTTGTCAGGCGCCCGCTCGGGTGAGTGCTGGTGGCGCCATTCGTCCTGCATGGCAACCAGGTAGATGTCTCGCGAGTCATACCAATAGCAACGCTTGCTCTTGCCGAGCTGATCGAGCGTCGGGTCATACTCGAAGTCGGTCCCCATGTAGGAGATCTGACCGACCGAGATGTCCTTGCCGCCGGAGAAGCCCTGCATTGAGTAGTTGCCGTTGGCACGCAGCTCTGTCTCCAGGGCGGTGAGCCAGTCGGATCCACAGAACCCAGTGTTCGGCTTGGCGCCGTACCGGGTCAGCTGCCGATACTCCTTCTGGAGCAAGGTGATCAGCGCCCCGCCGTTGGCCGCGGCCGAGGTGATCGGTCCGCCACCCCATGCCGACAGCGCCGGTGTGCCTGTCACAGCTGCACCCATTGCGGTCGTGTAAGCGCGGTTTCTCCACCACGGCTTCTGGCCGCGGTTGATGCCGGCGACGATGCCGGTGGTCGGATCGTCGGTGATAAGTGCCGCCATGCCGGCGAGGGCCTTGGCGTCCGTGGCACCGTTGGTCCACAGCAGGTTGTTCATGCCGCGGGCGTACTGCTCGGAGACGTCTTGCAGTGCGTCTTGCAACAGACCGACCAGGACGGTGTCATCGCGGCCGGAATGCTCGGAGGTGTCCTCCTCCATGCCAGGACCATCGGTGACGCTGATGCCATCGGTCTTCAGCTCGGAGTGAGTGAGCATGATACCGATGTGGTGTTCCTTCCAGGGGTAGATTGCCTGGGTCAGGTTGGCCGGCGTGTAGTAGGTGACGCTGTCAGCCAGCTCGTAGCCTTTGAGCTGATCGTCAGTACCTGGCGCGGCCGTGTTGCCAAAATCTCCCTTGACGCTAATGACAATATTGCCCTTGCCGCCCGGGAACGATTTCTTCTTGGACTCCATCGCCGCTAGCAGCGGCTTCTCCTGGATCGCCTCCTGGAAGGCGGTCCCTTTGTTCATCCACCAATCGAGAGCAGCAGTGGTGATATGCGCGAGTAGTGGCGCGGTATAAACAGGCATAGCAGCGGCCCCTTAAATTAGAGGCGCGGCGCTCCTTCGCGAGCAAATCGGACTGCTTCCAGCAGTGTCTTTGCCTCGGGCGCAACGCCTGCGGTTCGACCTGTGCTGCTCGGAACCCTCGATGTCGGACGCCGCTGGGGTGCGACCCAGCCGCGGTACTGCTCGTTAACGCGGCGATACGCCTCTTCGGCGATCTGAATGCCGTGCTCGGGCGACTGCGGCGAGCCTTGCTCACGCACCACAGCCCACATCGTGTTCTGAACGGCGGCTTTTTTGTCTGCGTACCGCGGGTCCGATATCTCTTTGTGAGCTTCCCAGTTGTTGACGGCGTTAGCGACCTTGTTAGCCAGAACTTCCTTTGCCGACGCCTGCTGCTGCTGTTGCAACGTGGCCTGACTACGGACCGCATTGGTCTGCGCCATCGCCTTGTCCATGCGCTCTCGCGAGTACATGGCAGCAGCCTGTGTCGTCATGTGACCCTGATTGACCTGCTGCTGCAGATCCGGGGGCAATGAAATGCCGAGGTACTCTTCGCAGAGTTTCATGTACGGGCTTACGCCCGCATGAAACCTCGCGAAGTCACCGCGGCGCATCGCCGCCATCATGTCCATACCAAAGACGAAATCATCCTGACCGATGTCATGCTCGCGCATGTACCCGGTGACCTTGGCCGCCATGATAGCGTCCGGCTCGAGCCGCTTAAGCCGCTGTAACTCGCCCGCGAGCTTCGTGCGTTGCGAGTTAAGCTTCTTGATGCGGCGCTGTGCCGTTTTGGAAAGCTTGGCTATTTCTTCAGGTGTCGCTTCTTCCGGCAACTCCGGTTCAGGATCGGACTTGCGTGCAACGCGGGTTGGCGAATCCCCAGTGTCGTTGGCGTCTATGTAATCGCCGCGAAGATCTCCGCGGTTGGATACATCAAGTAGACTGCCACCGGCATCGCCGTCCGTACCTGGCGAAGGTACATTGTCGATCGACTCTACCGCGGTGGGTAGCTTGTCGTTCCCTGCCATACTGAATTCTCCCGGTGCCAATCGGCACCTCTGATCGATACTTACGTCAAATCAAGATCTTTGTCACGGCGGCCCCGGCATCTTGACCTGTGACGGCATCGGATGCGGCCGACCCGGTGGTGCGCCATTCAATGTGGTCTGCGCATCCGGCGCGCTCGGTGGCGGACCTGCTGAGCCGCCACCAGGCGCGTTGACGGCTCCCTGTGGACCCATCGAAGCTCCCGGTCCGGCGCCGGCCCCTGGCGCGGTCGGTCCGGCGGGACCGGCGCCGGCGCCCGACATCGCTCCGTTCATGGCCACGATCGACGGTAGCGCGGACTTGAAAGCCTCGGTGAGGTCGAGGCGATCGTCCAATCGGCGCAGCGTCTCCTTGGCGAGGAATTCCGGGTCGATGCCGGGCAGCTGAATGAGCAGCGGCATCAGCCGCTGGGCGTTAGAGATCTCTTGCGCCTGGTTCGGCCGGCCCATCGAACCGGCTTCGATCTCCAGCAGGATCTCGTTGGCGATATCCTGGGCGACCGGCTCGGCGGGCCACACTGCGCCAGGCCCGACGATTTTCTTAACCCGCTCCTGGCTCATTTCACGCAGTAGGATCTGCCCACCGTTGCGGGCTAGTTGGGTCAACAGGTCATTCAAGTCGTCGATATTAGAACCCATGCTGGTCATGCGCGAACCTTCGGCGATCTGCGCCTGGGTTGCAGTAGTGTTAGAAGTGCCACCTAAGTTGGCTTCTTGAATACCAGTGGTCCGCAGAATGTCTTCGTAGACTGGACTGACCTCGTACAGGTTAGGATCCACTCCCGGTCCAGCATATGGCTGAAGCAGTTGCTTGATATCCTGCTGCGGCTGCAAGGCATTGAGCTCGATCACCGCGTTGGCCTCGCGGTTGGTGATCTTGAGCAGGTCTTCCTCATCGAGCGCGCCAGATACCGCAGCGATGAACGGCCGGCCGGCGATGCGCTGCTCTTTCAGGCCCTCGCGGCAGCGATTGTATTCGAGTTGCATGTCGCGCATCAGCCTGACATCGCTCGGCGGATACAGCTCCTTCTCGTCTTCAAGGCCGTTGAAGATCAAGCCGTACCAGGGATAGAACCGTTCGTTGTAGACCTCTGGCCCGGCCGGCTCTTTCAAGAATTCGCGATAGCCATCGCAGATGACATAGACCAGGCCATCCTTGCGATTGTAGATCTCCCACACCAAGGCGTTCGGATCGCCGCGCGCTTCATCCTTGCTGTTCTTGGTGTTCGACCAGGAGTGCATGGTCGCGGCCGGATCATTGCTGTCTTCGTCGTCGGATCCGTATTCGGTGCAATGACCGCGGACATCGACGTTGTAGATCTCCTCAATCTCGTCGACCGACAGCAGGTACTCTTCGCAGACCCAGTCGGCCGCCACCCAGTTCTTGATGTCGATGCACTTGATATCGGGAATGATCCGGGTGCTCTGCGGGAAATCGAAGGTAAGACCTTCACGGACGACCGCACCCTGCTGCTTCTGCAGGTCCGCGACCAGCAACCGGATCTGTTCGGCTTCCTGATCGGTGTCGTCCGTGATGCTGTCGGTGGCATCTGCAGCCAGGCGCTGCAAGGTCGCCAGCCGCTCGTTCATGTCGGCGATGCCCTTCTCCAGATCTGGACGTAGCGCCATCACGCGCTCGTAGCCGAGCTTGACGTAGGAGACACCGTTGGTGACCGCCCGGCGCACGGTCATCTTCAGCATGCCCTTGAATGGATGCGGCTGGTTGTCGACCTCGTAGCCGTAGAGCAGCTCCAGGGTACGGGCGAGCTTGTCCATCATCAGGTTTTCGTTTTTGACGCGGGCGGCGTCCATCATGATGTCCATGCCGGAGCCGACCGCCTGCGCCACCATCGGTGATCCAGGGGGCACCAGGTTGTTGGCCGCGGCGCCGGCGGCGGCCTGGCCGAGCTGATCGCCGAGCCGCTGCGGCTGCTGCATCGATCCCGGGATTGGGCCGGCGCCCATGCCGGGCATGGTGGCGCCGCCGAGGGCGGCGCCGGTCTGACCCGCTATTGAGTTCATCGACGGCGACGGCATCGCCGACTGCGTGGGCGCACCACCGCCAGCCATCAGCATGCCGATGTCGGGAGGTTGCCCGGTCGCCATCGGCATCATGCCCTGGATGGTGTTGCCGATCGCGCCGGTGGCCTGGCCGGCCAGGCCGGGCGGCATGCCGGGCATCCCCCCAGGCATGCCCGGCATTCCGCCAGCCATGGCGCCAGAGGCTTGCGCCTGCTGCATCATCATGGCGGCGGACTGCATTAGCTGGTTCAACGTGGTCTGAGATTCATCCCAGCTGGTGGCGTTCAGCCGTGGCCGCTTCTTGGCGACGGCTTTAGGGTTTTTGGCATAAAGGAAGGCAGTCTTCTGCGCGACCAGCCGGAGTGTGAGATTGGCGACGTAACGCTTGTCCTGGTCGTTCTTCGACCACTGCTTGCCGAAGGCAAACGCCTGATCCTCGCGCATCCGATCGAATGAGGGTTTCCAGTACCGCTTCGCCCGCTTGACCTTGCGGGTCCAGTCCTTGACCAGCTTGCGGCGCCGCTCGGGCGGATCCGGGTTAGCTCGCGGAATGCTGTTGGGCTTGCCGGTGGTTGGGTTGATGTCCGGCTCGCTGTTGTTTTCATCAAAAGCGCCAGCGAACACATCCATCATGGAGGATTGGAAAGTGTCTACCATCCTTGCAGACTCCTGCCGCGCTTTTCACGCCCTTCACGCCGGCGCGTGTTCTCGATCATTTCACGGAACGTGCCTGCCACGACCTCAGGTTCAACGTGCCTGGTGCGGGTACGGCCGTGCATTTTGGCAAGCCCCAATCCGATCAAGCTTAATGTATCTACCAGATCATCCTTCGATCCGTGCGGAAACTTCAAGATCTGGTCGAGCGCATCCGACCACCAACGGGTAAAGCCAGGGAAGTGTACCATCTTCATTGACGATCGGGCCTGGATCGCCTGGGCGCGCTGCTGTTTGTCCGCAGCCGGGCTGATCGGGTCGATGGCGCAGAAGATCTGCTTTTCCCGCATCCGCCGACGCAGGAACGGCCCGATGCTCTTGGTGATGCTGCCGCCTTCCGCCCACCAGAACTGCGGGTGGTATTTCTTCATCAGACCGAGCATGCGCTCGACCGCGTCATGTGAATCGAGACGCTCCCAGACCAGGTCCGGCATGATCCAGATGTGGTCTTTCTCGTCGACCGCAGCGATCAAGAGGCAGGTCTTATCGGCAGATTTAGCAACCGATACGGCATGGTCCGACGCTCCATAGAACCTGAGTTTATGGAACGCCGGGACGTCATCCATTTTGTTGTAAGTGACGATATCCTCA